AGCAAATAGTGTGAATAGTGGGCGGCCAATGGAGACGGAGGCCGCCTACGCAATCGAGTGGAAATGATAGAATTAAAAAAATTTATAAATATATTTGAAGGCTTAAATAGTGCTTACGGTCAAACTGTAAAAACAGATCAATTTAGTGAAAAAGGTAAGCATAAAACTAAATCTTTTACAATATCTAACCCCGTAACTAAAAAATTATGGGAAGAACATCTTAAAGGTAGTGATCCAGGATTAGGTATTGTTCCAATAAATAAAGACAATAAATGTAAATGGGGATGTATTGATATAGATACTTACCCTTTTGATCATAAAAAATTCATACAAAAATTAAAAGAAAAAAATATACCTATGATTGTGTGTCGATCAAAATCAGGTGGAGCACACGCATTTTTATTTACCAAAGATTTTGTTCCTGCAACAGTTATGAGAGTAAAATTAAAATTGATTGCGTCAGCAATGGGTTTTGCTGGTGCAGAAATATTTCCTAAACAAGATTACATAAGAGTAGATAGAGGAGACACTGGTAGTTTTTTAAATCTTCCTTATCATGCAAATGAAAGAACTGTTCGATATGCATATGGATTAGAGGGCAATGTTTTAAAACTTGAAGAGTTTTTTACTTTACATGAAAAAGTATCTCTAACTTTAGAAAAATTAAATGAATTAAAAATAGAAAGTGAAAAAGAAAAAACAGATTTATTTAAAGGTATGCCTCCTTGTTTAATTACATTATTAAGTGATGGAGTGCCAGATGGTCAAAGAAATAATTGTATGTATAATGTAGGTGTTTATCTTAAGAAAAGATATCCTGATAAAGAAGAATGGCAAAGTCATATGTTTACATACAACAAACAATTTATGACACCCTCCTTAGATGCAACAGAAGTTAATACGTTAATAGGTTCTTTAGATAGCAAAGACTATAATTATAAATGTAAAGATGAACCTATACATAGTTTTTGTGATGCTAAAAAATGTGCGTTAAAAGAATTTGGTGTGGGAGACAATGCACCTACTCCAGAAATAACTGAAATAAGAAAATATGATTCTGATCCACCAATATACTTCGCATCTATAGACGGTGAAAGTGTTGAGGTAGATGATGCAACACTACATGATCCAGAAAAGTTTTCATTAGCATGTATGAATCAAATAGGTAAACCAATGATGCCAGTGCCAAAACATATGTGGCGTAGGTTGTTAATAAAACTATTTGCAAACTTAGAGACCATCCCTGCACCAGAATCATCTAAACTAGATGTACAATTAAAAGAAATATTAGCAGATTATATTAATAAAACTCCAGGTAAAGAATTAAAAGATGTTATGCGAGGTATTGCATTTACTGATACAGATGGTTTTACATATTTTAAATTTAAAGACTTCTGGAAGTTTTTATTAAAAACTAAAGCTTGGGCTGAACGAACATACCCTAAACAAAAAACCATGAGACTATTACAATCTTTGTTTGAAGCAAAAGAAGATACTCCTAAGATAGGTACAAAATCTGTAAGAATATTAAAGATGCCTACAATTAAATTAGAAAGACCTAACCCTAGAGTAACTAAAATAGAAAAATCACCATGGCTATAATAAAAAAAATAATGGGTCCACCTGGAACTGGTAAAACTTGGACCTTAGTAAATAAGTATTTAGCTAAAGAATTAAATGAATATAATACTGACCCAGAAAAAATAGTATATATCACATTTAGTAAAGCTGCAGCAGAAGAAGCAGAGGAAAGAATTGTAGAATTATTTCCAGATAAAAAAATAAAATATATATCTACTATGCATGCAATGGGTACATCTGAGTGTGGTATTGATACCAACATTAGATTATTAAAAGGTAAGAAATGGAATCGTTTTAAACAAGAATACCCAGAGTGGGCTAATATATCTTTTGAAACAACTGTAGATTCTGCAGGTAATCCAAGATATCAAAATACACATTTACAAATAATACAATACGCACGATCTAAATTAATTTCTATAGAAAGTGCTGCAGTTGAACTACAGAAACATCACGATATAGATGTAGATACAACAATACAATTAGAGACAGATTTAAAATCATTCAAAGAAGGATCAAAGATGATTGAGTTCTATGATATGATTAACCAGTTTGTCGAGGAAGAAAGATGTCCTCCACTCGATGTCATCTTCCTCGATGAAGCCCAGGACCTTAGTCCACATCAGTGGAAATGTTTTGATTATATAAAATCTAATTGTAAGAGAGGTTACATGGCAGGAGACGATGATCAAACTATTTATGGATTTCAGGGTGCAGATCCTAATTGTTTTATGTTGCAAGAAGGTGAGAGAGATGACCAAGAAATATCAAGAAGAGTTCCAAGAACCGTACATAATATAGCGGTAAAAATATTAGATAGACTTAGTATAAGGATTAAAAAAAATTGGGTTCCTAGGGATGCCGAGGGTGAGGTTCATCACAACATGATCTTAGAAGAATTAAATTTTTCTCAAGGTCATTGGATGCTATTAGCTAGAACCAATAAATTATTAAATAATATATCAGAACATTTTTATTCTTTAGGTGTAAGGTTTAGTGGTAAAACTAATAAAAATTTACCTAATGATATACTAGAGGTGTATCAAATCTGGACACGATTAAATCACGGTGCAGTTATTTCTGCAGAAGAAGCAGAAAAAATATATAAGTATCTAGTAGTTAAGAAAGGACATGTAGCAAGAGGTTACTCAGATGGTAAGAGCGTGCAGCGAGAAACGAGTATAGATTTACAAAAATTAAAAAACAATCATGGTTTATTAATAGAAGGCGATTGGAGACAATTGCACTTTCCAGAGGAAACAAAAGAATATATGCAAACATTATTAGAAAGGGGGGATGACTTAATGACTAAACCAAAGATACAGTTATTAACTCTACATGGATCTAAAGGTAAAGAATGTGAAAACGTTTGTTTGTTTACAGATTATGGAATCGAGGGACAAGATGAATTTATTTATAGAGCAGCATACGAAGATCCAGATCCTGAACATAGATTATTTTATGTTGGAACAACCAGAGCAAAAGAAAGATTATTTATAATGCAACCATCATCAGAGTATCATTACACAATAGGAGAACCAATAGTATGATAAAACCATATGACAAACAAATCGGCGGATCACATTATCAAAAATATAAAATTCAACCCAGTAAGTTTGTAGTAGAGAATGAATTGCTATATCCTGAGGGTTGTGCTATAAAATATATTATAAGACATCGTGATAAGGGAAAGAAGCAAGATCTATTAAAAGCAATACACTTTATAGAAATGATTATAGAAAGGGACTATAAATAATGTTTGAAGCGCAGACCGAATGGATAAGCCCGGAGTCGTTCCCGGATTTAAAAGATCACAAATATATAGCAATTGATTTAGAAACAAGAGATCCTAATTTAAAATCACGTGGCTCTGGTGCATTAATAAGTGATGGAGAAATTGTAGGTATTGCTGTAGCTGTAGAGGGATGGTCTGGTTATTATTCTTTTGGCCATAAAGAAGGAAATTTTTTTGACGAAACTGTGGTAATGCGTTGGATAAAAGAAGTATGTGCACTGCCAAATGTAAAATTATTTCATAATGCAATGTATGATGTCTGTTGGTTAAAAGCTTATGGTGTGCAAATAAATGGCCATATTGTCGATACAATGGTGATGGCATCATTGGTAAATGAAAATAGATTTCATTATTCTTTAAACAGTTTATCAATAGATTATCTTGGTAAAGTTAAAGATGAGACAGCATTAAGAGCAGCAGCCGATAAGGCAGGTATAGACGCAAAATCTGAAATGTGGAAACTACCTGCAATGTATGTAGGAACATATGCAGAAAAAGATGCAGAATTAACTTTATCTTTATTTAAAACATTATCTAAAGAAATTAAATCACAAGATCTGACAAAAGTATTTGATCTTGAAACACAATTGTTTCCTTGTCTTATAGATATGAAATTTAAGGGAGTACGCGTAGACGTTGAAGCTGCTCATAAATTAAAGAAACAGTTAGCATCACAAGAAGAAAAGTTACTCCTAGAAGTAAAAAAAGAAACAGGAATAGAACCTCAAATATGGGCAGCAAGATCGATTGCCAAAGTTTTTGACAAGTTAAATTTATCTTATGTGCGAACTGAAAAAACAAAAGCACCTTCCTTTACTAAAAATTTTTTACAAGAACATAAAAATCCTGTAGTACAAAGAATAGCAAAAGCTAGAGAAATAAACAAGGCGCATACTACATTTATTGATACAATTATTAAGTATCAATACAAAGGTAGAATACACGCTGACATAAATCCTATTAGAGGCGATAGTGGAGGCACTGTAACTGGAAGATTTTCATACTCTAATCCAAACCTCCAGCAAATTCCAGCGAGGAACAAGCAGCTAGGGCCAATGATTAGATCATTATTTATACCAGAAGATAATCATCAGTGGGGATGTTTCGATTACAGTCAACAAGAACCAAGATTAGTTGTACATTATGCAGCTACAAAATTTAAAGGTGACGAGGAAGTTACAGAAATAGTAGAAAGGTTTCAAAATAACACAGTAGATTTCCATCAAACTGTTGCAGATATGGCAAACATATCTAGAACACAAGCTAAGACAATTAACCTTGGATTGTTTTATGGTATGGGCAAAGCAAAACTACAAGCAGAGTTAGGTTTGTCTACAAAAGATGAAGCTGCAAAATTATTTAATAAGTATCACGATAGTGTACCATTTGTAAAAGATTTAATGGATGCGATATCAAGAGATGGTTCTGCGTTTGGATATATAAAAACATTTGGCGGTAGAAAATGTAGGTTTGATAAATGGGAAATAGCAGAATGGAACAATGGTAAATTTACTGCACCTATGAGTAAAGCAGATGCAGAAGCGGCCTACTTTGAAAAATATCCTAAAGCTAAAAAAGCAAACATTAGAAGGGCTATGACTTACAAAGCTTTAAACAAATTAATACAAGGATCAGCTGCAGATATGACTAAGCAATCTATGTTAGATTTATATCGAGAAGGTATTGTGCCACACATACAAATACATGATGAACTTGATATTTCTGTAGAATCACCGCAGCAAGCTAAAAAAATTATTGAGATTATGGAGAATGCTGTTAAATTAAAAATCCCTAACAAAGTTGACTATGAATCAGGTGATAACTGGGGAAAAATAAATGGATAATTATTATGGCGTACTTAAATGCAAACATACCACCAATCTATGCACAAATAAGAAAGGAGTATCTATATGATAATAAAAAACACCATGGCGAAGTTGAAGACTGTATTGTCTTTGGCATTAGCTGTATTACAGGAAGGGCTATACTATGGCACGCAATTATGGAGAACGGTGCAGTCTTTTATCGTCTCCCAATTACGGCTTTTATTCAACGTGGTTATGAACCATCAACTGTTCCCATTAAAAGACTTGATGAATTGGAACTTTGGAATTCTTTTAGTTATTACCCTGCTGTTACTACTTATGATGTTTTAAGTGGACAACACGGAAAATATATAGGTAAAGATAAGAAATGGCATCATGGTAATTACCTCTTTACCGTTGACTTTGCACATCCAGAGAGTAATATA